ACCAGATCCAGTTGAAAAACTAGCCTTTGTAGAGGACTCATATGAAGATCGTATGAGGTATAGAAGGTAATGGAACCCAATTATGGTTATAAACATACTAAAGTTGGTGTGGCATATGAAGAAATTGTAAAAGAAGAGGGTCTTCGTGATTGGTTTGGTAAGTCTAAGTCAAAGGATGGAAAGTCTGGTTGGGTTAATGTGGTAACTGGTGGAACATGTGCAAGTGATGAACCGGGAGAAGGAACTCCAAAGTGCGTCTCATCTGCTAAAAGGGCAAGTATGACACCAGCAGAGAGACTTTCTGCGGCAAGAAGAAAAAAAGCAGCAGACCCTGGACAACAACAGAAAACAGGTGCTGCAAAACCAACCTACGTTTCTACAGACAAACCACAGAAAAAAATGAAAGAAGAAGTAGATTTACAAGAAGTAAAAGATAAAGCAGGAAAAAGCAGCGGAAAAAAAGATGCTTGTTATCATAAAGTAAAGTCTAGATATGATGTTTGGCCAAGTGCTTATGCTTCAGGAGCACTTGTCAAATGTCGCAAGGTTGGAGCAGCAAACTGGGGCAATAAAACAGAAGAAATGCACATGCATGAGGAAGAGAGATACTGCCCACTTTGTAAGAAAAGAGAAACCAGATCCGAATGTTCTTATGGGGAAAAGGCATGGGACAAAGTTTCTGTAAAAGATGAAGAATATTCAATGGCAAGATCGGAATTAAGCACTATTGTAGATGCTGTAAGAAGATTGAAGTCAAAGGTAGGAAATGGTGAAGGAAATCTTGAGGCATGGGTTCAATCAAAGATTACTAAAGCAGCAGACTACATTGACACAGCAGCAGATTATGTCACTGGCGGAGAAATGGATGAAATGAAGTGTTGGCCTGGTTATGAAAAGAAAGGAACTCAAAAACTTTTTGGAAAGAAGTATAACCGTTGTGTCAAAAAAGAAGATGTAACAATTGAAGATGCTGATGGAAACACATTTGCAGAAGTTGTTGATGTAATTAAACCAGATCCAATTAAAGGATTTAAATCTCAAATAGAAGAGGCAACTCGTTTACAGTCTCAAACAGGAAACGTTGTTATGGTCACTCTTTCTTGGAGAGGAAAATACTACGCATTAAAAATCTTTTTCCCTCAGGTAAAGTTGCCAACAAGAAAAGAAATCAATGATGAACTTCAAAAAGTCTATCCAGGATCAATGATAGTTCATCATACAGTTTCTGAAATCCAACCCGGACAACCTTTAGTTCAATCTATTGGTCCACAAGGAGGTAGTTTTGCATCTCCAGGACCATCAAAAAAATATGTTAAACCATATGGCGAACAAGTGGAGTTTAACGAAGATTGGCAAAAGGTAAACAGACAAGACAAGACGGATGGTTTAAGTCAAGCAGCAGTTAATGCTTATCGTCGTGAGAATCCAGGATCAAAACTTCAGACCGCAGTGACTGAAAAAAATCCATCAGGAAAAAGAGCAAAACGTCGTTCTTCATTTTGCCGACGTATGAAAGGCATGAAGTCAAAACTTACTTCAACAAAAACTGCAAGAGATCCAGATTCAAGAATTAACAAAGCACTTCGTCGTTGGAATTGTAATTAAAAATTAAGGAGTTTATATTATGGCAGATAATGTATATCTTGGCAATCCAAACTTAAAAAAAGCAAATACTGCTATTGAATTTACTCAAGAGCAAGTTCTTGAATTTATTAAGTGTAAAGATGATCCAGTATATTTTGCCAAAAATTACGTGAAGATCGTTACGCTTGATCATGGTCTACAACCTTTTGAAATGTATCCGTTTCAAGAGAAACTTGTAAATAGATTTCATCAACATAGATTCAATATCTGCAAGATGCCACGTCAGACTGGCAAGTCAACGACTGTAGTGTCTTTTCTTTTACACTATGCTGTTTTTAACGATAACGTTAATATTGGTATATTGGCAAACAAAGCGGCAACCGCAAGGGAACTGCTAGACAGACTTCAAACTGCATATGAGAACCTTCCAAAATGGATGCAGCAAGGAATTATCTCTTGGAACAAAGGTTCATTAGAACTAGAAAACGGATCTAAGATATTGGCAGCTTCCACATCAGCATCTGCTGTTCGTGGTATGTCATTCAACATCCTATTTTTGGACGAATTTGCGTTCGTTCCAAATCACATCGCAGATTCCTTTTTCGCATCAGTATATCCAACAATTACTTCTGGTAAAAATACAAAAGTAATTATTGTATCTACGCCACATGGTATGAATCATTTCTACCGCATGTGGCACGATGCTGAGAAGAAAAAAAATGAATATGTGTTTACAGATGTTCACTGGTCAGAAGTACCTGGTAGAGATGAAGAATGGAAGAAGCAAACTATTGCGAATACTTCAGATTCTCAATTCAAAGTTGAGTTTGAGTGTGAGTTTTTAGGATCTGTTGATACTCTTATTGCACCATCTAAACTCAGAAACCTCGTCTATGACCACCCCAAGACACGTAACGCGGGTTTAGATGTATATGTGGACCCACAAGAGCAACACGATTATTTGATGACTGTAGACGTTGCTAGAGGCGTTGGAAACGACTATTCAGCCTTTACAGTCGTTGATATTACACAATTTCCCCATAGACTTGTTGCAAAGTATAGAAACAATGAAATAAAACCAATGCTTTTTCCAAGCATAATTCACGAGATCGCAAAGAGTTATAATGATGCATATATTTTGTGCGAAGTTAATGATGTTGGCGATCAAGTAGCAAGTATTCTTCAATATGACTTGGAGTATAATAATCTTTTGATGTGCTCAATGAGGGGTAGAGCAGGTCAAATTGTTGGACAAGGGTTTTCTGGAAAGAAAACTCAACTTGGAGTTAAGATGTCCAAAACAGTAAAAAAAGTTGGATGTCTCAATCTCAAAACAATGATTGAGGAAGATAAACTATATCTAAATGATTATGAAGTAATTTCCGAACTGACAACTTTCATTCAGAAACACAACTCTTTTGAAGCGGAAGAAGGATGTAATGATGACTTGGCAATGTGTCTTGTGATATATGCTTGGTTAGTCGCTCAAGATTACTTTAAAGAACTCACAGATCAAGATGTAAGAAAAAGATTATATGAAGAACAAAAAAATCAAATAGAGCAAGATATGTCTCCTTTTGGATTTATATCAGACGGATTAGACGAAGATAGTTTTGTTGATGCAGACGGTGATAGGTGGTATGTTGAAAAGAGTACAGGAAATCAATATTTAAATGGGATATCAAATTCATCAAGCACTTGGAATTTAGATGAATATGGTGATAGGTCCTATATGTGGGATTATATGTAATGGATATAGAACAAGAACTTGATAGACAAATAAAACTTGGACATCTTTTGTTAAATGATAGAAAATGTAGAGTATGTGGGGAAATGAAAAATTTAGTTGACGGATTTTATAGAACTAGAAAAGATAGGGGTCCAGTAGCATCGTCTTATTCATACGAGTGTAAAGAATGTACATTATTAAGGATAAAAAAACAAAAAACAAAAAATAAAAATTTTGATTTCTGGACATATCCCGACTGGTAGTTTGTTCACGTCACGTTTCCCCCACGAAAAGTATATTTTTAATAAATATTTTCAGACAAACTGAGATTTACGGAGAAAAACATGGCGACTCCTCAATTATCTCCTGGTGTATTAACTAGGGAGGTTGATCTAACAGTAGGAAGAGCTGATAATGTTTTAGATAATATTGGTGCGATTGCTGGACCTTTTCCTATTGGACCAGTTGATGAACCAATTGACATTGCGACCGAACAGGATTTAATCAATGTTTTCGGTAAACCAAAGACTACAGATTCCCAATACGAATATTGGATGAGTGCTTCTTCTTTTCTATCATATGGAGGAGTTCTCAAAGTAGTTAGAACTAGCGGAAGTTCCCTCAATAATGCTAATGCTGGTGTTGGTATTGCTTCAACAACTGCTTTAAAGATTGACAACTACGACGATTACACAAACAACCATTCAGAAGCAACAAACTTTACTTTTGCCGCTAAAAACCCAGGATCTTGGGCTAATAGTTTAAAGGTATGCTTTATTGATGATTTAGCAGACCAAACCATCGGTATTAACACAACAAACCTAGCAACCCTAGGTGCTCAAATTGGTTATGGAATAACAGCAGCAATCACAAGTGGAGTTATTGCTGGATCTGGATCCACATCCTCTTTTGATGGATTCCTTAAAGGAATTATTACAGGAGTTACAACAGATTCTACAAACGGAAATAGTTCAATTGACGTAAAAATTCTTTCAAGAGTTTCTTCTGCAGGAACAGAAACTGCTATTACTTATGCAGAAGGTTCTGGAACTAATTCGTTTACTGGAGATACGAATATCAGATTCGTTAACAACTCTGGAGTTACAACTGGTACATCAGCAGCTAATGGTGTAGATCCAACATCAACTGTTGACTGGTATGACCAGCAAACTCTTGAACTAACAAATAGTGTAATTTATTGGAAATCAATCGCACCAAAACCAGTAACTAATAAGTATTCACTGGATAGAGGTGGTAAAGGTGACGCTCTTCACATTGTAGTTGTTGACGATTTGGGAACAATTACAGGAAATCAAGGAACACTTCTAGAAAAGCATCTAAATCTATCCAAAGCTTTAGATTCTGTTTCGGCAGTTAATTCACCACAAAAAATTTGGTATAAGAATTATCTTGCGGATTTCTCATCTCAAGTTTATGCTGGATACAATCCATCAACTGCCTCCGACTCTTATCATGGAACAACTCCCACAGCAACTGCATTTAGTGGGTTGGGTGGTGTTGGTGTTGCTACTGGATGGACTAAAGTTACCACTGGAGATGGTCTCTGGGGTTTAAACGCACAAGACGTAACCTTCAGTGCAATTGGAAATGTATCCTACACTCTTAACGGTGGTGTTGATTATTCCGCTAATGGTGGATTAGGAGCACAGTTATCTGACTTGATTACTTCTTATAATTTATTTTCAAACAAAGATGAAATTCAGGTAGACTATTTAATTAATGGTCCTTCTGCTGATACACAATCAGAATCTCAAGCAAAAGCAAATTATTTGATTTCTATTGCTGAATCAAGAAAGGATTGTGTTGCTGTAATCTCCCCACATAAGGGAGGAGTTGTTGGACAAACTAACACTACAACACAAACTACAAACATCATTAGTTTCTTTAGTTCGCTATCATCTTCATCTTACGCGATATTTGATAGTGGATACAAGTACACCTATGATAGATTTAATAATAAGTTTGTTTATCTACCCTGCAATCCAGATGTTGCTGGTCTCATGACTCGCACAAACATTATTGCTTATCCTTGGTTCTCACCAGCAGGTCAACAACGTGGTATTTTAAACAATGCAATCAAACTTGCATATAATCCAAATAAGGCTCAGAGAGATCAACTGTATCCTCAGAGAATTAACTCTATCATAACACAACCTGGAATTGGAACTCTCCTCTTTGGTGATAAGACTGCTTTAGGTTATGCATCCGCATTTGATCGCATTAATGTTCGTCGCTTGTTCTTAACCATTGAACAGTCACTTGAAAGAGCGGCACAAGCCCAACTCTTCGAATTGAACGACGAACTCACAAGAGCAAACTTTAAGAATATTGTTGAACCATATCTTCGTGATGTTCAAGCAAAGAGAGGTCTTTATGGTTTCTTAGTTGTTTGCGACAGCACAAATAATACTCCTGATGTGATTGATAATAATGAATTCAGAGCAGACATTTATCTCAAGCCTGCCAAGTCAATTAACTACGTAACATTAACCTTTGTTGCCACCAGAACTGGTGTTGCATTTGAAGAAGTAGCTGGCACAGTTTGATTTAGTTAAACAAACAAAAAGGAGGATCTAAAAAATGGCACACACTATTCAAGATTTCAAATCAGTACTCAGAGGGGGCGGTGCCCGCCCCAATCTATTTGAGGTTGTTCTAACTGACATCAAAGGTGGAGCAGAGTTTGCTGCAGATGAGTTCTCAATCTTATGTAAAGCAGCTAATTTACCAGCATCAAACGTAGCATCAATTGATGTTCCTTTTAGAGGAAGAACCTTTAAGGTTGCTGGGGATCGCACCTTTGATCCATGGACAATCACTGTCATCAATGATGAAGACTTTAAAATCAGAACTGCCATGGAGCAGTGGATGCAGTCAATCGCACAATACTCTGATGGAAGTGGTTTTACCAATCCTGGCGATTATATGTCTGATGCGACTGTAAAGCAACTCAAGAGGGTTGCTTCTACCACAGGACCAAACGTTGAGTCTGGTGGTGGACTAGAAGTTGCTAAACAGTATAAGTTCTATAGCATTTTCCCAACCGCAATTTCCGCGATTGATCTATCATATGATACTGGTGACACCATTGAAGAGTTTACAGTTGAATTCCAAGTCCAATACTGGACTCCAATAACCGGAGAAAACTGATCCGATAAATAGTCCATAGACTTTAAGGATCAAAAATAAATTATGG